GCCCATTCACAATGGGGCCAGAAAGCATATTCAACTCTTCGAATATCACTGTTCCTCTTGTCCGTCGCATCTGCCGCCAGATGCAGGCCAAGGCGATCAATGCATTTTTTGGGTCTGATCCATGGTTCTCAGTAGATCCTGCTCCAGTCCCTGAGTTCGATCCACAGGATGACGAGGGACGCGCACTACGTATCGAGCGATTCTGCCGATTCAAGCTTCATGAATCAGGGTCCCGCGATGACAAGGAACGTGCCATTAAGCGTGCGTTAATTCTTGGAGAATGCGCAGTGAAGACATCCTATGTCGTGCGTGACCAGATGTTCAACGTGGAGGCGCGCGTACTCACCGATGTAGATGGCCAGCCAATCCGTGCACAGGACGGTAATCACATCATCGAAGGAGAGGAGTTTATTGACGCCGAAGATGGAACTGGAAATCAGGTTTTAGCTCGCGATAAAACAACTCAAAAACCAGCAGCCCCGATCTACACTCAGGTTCCGCTCAATCGTCGCCAGATACTATTCGAGGGTGCGCGCTCTGAGCCGATTTTCTTTAAAGACTTCCTTTGCCCAATTACAGCGACCGACGTACAGACGGCAGATACTATTGTTCACCTCTATGATAAGCCAGTGATGGAATTCGTGGATCTTGTGGTGAAACGCGGCATGGTCGACGATAGCACGGACGAGCGTATTGGAGCTACTCAGAAGATGCTGGCTCTAATTAAGAAACTATCTAACAACTCGCCACTGCCAAAGTCTGCGATCGATAGCCAGAATCGACCTAACGATAATTTCCAGGCAGCTCCTACCGTAGAGACCGGTGGGCCTATCAGCGAGTTTGCAGAGTTCTACATGTGGTATGATGCCAATGAAGACGGAGTGGCGGAGAACATCATGCTGATCGCTGATCGTAATTCAAAGGCCCCTATCTTTTACGACCACGTTGCAAATATCACAACCGATGGACTGCGTCCGATCGAGATCGTACGCATAAATCCAGTCGAGGGCCGCTGGTATGGGCTCGGTATAATGGAGCTCTTTGAGTCATATGGCACGATTACCGATCTACTGGTTAATCGGTGGAATTTCAGCCAATCTAGATCTGGCCGGGTGGACTTTTGGAATCCAACTAACACACTTGAGGGTGATCGTGATCCAAGTCTCAAGATGAACTGGGGTGGAAGTTATTCTCTCAAGCCTGGGATGAAACCAGAAGAGACATGCAAACCGGTCTACCTAACAGACACAAAGTTCGATGCTATCCACACGATGATCCAGTTCTTCATGCAACTGGCGATGAATGAATCCGGTGTCACCAACGCAAATGATGATCAGGCTGCTGGCATGCAGTCAGCGAAACTCGCGACTGGAATTATTGAGGTAAGCAAGTCAGGGGACGAGCTATTTCAGCCGATCATCCAAGATCTCAAAGGGCCACTAGAAAAGCTGCTTACCCGTGAGATAGATGTGACGCTAGCCAATCTTAATCCCAAGGAGGTCTACACGTATCTTGAAGGCGACACGCTTGGTGTGGACACATTAACACCAGACGACGTTAGGAATCTAAAGTTCAAAACCAAGATAGAGCTCACGTCGATGCGCGATAATCAATCGCTCCAGATGTCGGCCCAGGCATCTGCGCTTGTAGAGAAATTCTACATGCTTACTCCCGCAGTGCAGGAAAAGGTTGCCAGTTTCTATAGGCAGCAGCTTCGCGTGCTCGATCCTAAGGCAGATGCTGATCGTGCGATACAGCCGCTGGATCCACCTACCGAACCACCAAATGAAACCAAGACCGGAGTAAATGTATCGGCTAAAATCGAGATGCTCACACCTGAAGAGCGAGCGAAGGTCATGCAAAAGCTCGACGTTCAAGAAACACCAGAAGATTTATCGAGCGCCCCTAAGCCTTTAGCACATAAGAACGGAGCTAATGGATCTACACATAAGTTAGGTGACGGCGGGGCAGCTGGATCTACTAGGATCCCGACTCAGCTCACACAGGCAGGCAATAGGAAGACGTAAATATATTTCTCGCTTGACGGGAATATGCCGACCTGCCATCGGTATGTCTTATGCCGAAACAAAAGAAACGTTATGGGTTCTACGTGGAACTTCCACGCTGGACAATCCACCTCATTAAACTAGCTGCCAAGCGTACTGAATCCGGTACCCAGTGGGAGGCGATTCAGGATGCCTTCAATACTTCAGCTAAGAAACAAAAATCCAATAAAGCAAAATCCTAAGCCATGTCTGACTCACAACTAGCGGAGCGCCCACAGTCTGTTAAGGACTATCTCGCACTTCCATCATACCGAGATCGTTTCCATGAAGTGATGGGAAAACGTGCGAATCAATTCATGGCCTCTATTGTCGCATCAGCGCAGATGCCCGCACTGAAAGATGCCGAACCACGCTCAGTAATCGCTGCCGCAATGGTCGCAGCTACACTCGACCTACCAGTAAACCCCACACTTGGTATGGCGCACATCGTTGCCTACGGTGATAAAACTGGTGCAAAGATAGCACAGTTCCAGTGTGGCTATAAGGGATTCATCCAACTCGCACTACGGTCCGGCCAGTACAAAAGACTGAATGCTGGACCATTAAATTCAGAAGCCTTCGCTGGCTATGATCTCGTTGGTGAGCCAAAGCTAGATTGGTCTGAATATGACCCAGTCAAACCAGTGGGCGGATATTTCTGCGCTTTTGAGTTACTCAATGGATTCACGAAAGTAGTTTATTGGCCCAAGAAGCAAGTTGAAGAACACGCAAAGCGATTCAGTAAGGCCTATCAAAAGGGCTACCAGTCTTCACCGTGGTTTTCTGATTTTGACGGTATGGCTACCAAGACGGTGATAAAGAATGCCCTGACGAAATGGGGAATTCTTTCTGTTGAGATGCAGAAAGCAGCTACCCACGACCAGGGCGTTCAAGTGGATGTCGATTCGGACGTTAAATATGTCGATGCCGAGCCATTGAATACTACTTCTGAAAATGAAGCTGAAACAACCGGCGCCACTCAACAGCCTACCCGTCCAGCACCTCCGCCGCGCGCCAAGAAAGGTGCCGCTGCAGCTGAAGCTGCAATCGACGTCACGGCTACCCCGGTTAAGAATCCAGAGAAAACTGTCGAACTAGAGAAGCCCGTGGTCAAAGAACAAGAGCCGGCACAAGCACCCAAGACCGAAGAAAAGAAGCCAGAGCCCCCCAAGAATCAGACACCTCGGCAATCTCTCCAAGACAAGGAAGAGCTGGTTACTGTATGCGTGCCTGACAAGCTTTTCGCGCTCAATATCAAGCTTGCTGGCGTGGATACACCATCAGTACGTGCTACACTTAAGGGCGGATACATTGGTGATGTCTACCACTTCGGCGGTGCAATCAAGAACCCTTCTGGTGATGGGCTGATCCCAACCAAAGAATGGGAGATCGGAACTCCTGTCTCGCTCCTGCTGAGTGGCCGACTCAATAGTAAATCAGGAACACTGCTCACCGAGGTAAAGAAAATAACTCCAGTTGAGGCTGCGTCCGACACGGCGCAGATGGCGATTGAGTGAGGCTATCGTACTCGAAGCGATCACACCGGCTACCCAGCTGGTGTTGGTCGACTCTAAATTCGTCTCTGCGCTAACAGCCGTAGAGGCACAGGTTGCTACGCTAAAGATCACTGATTCTAATTCAGCGCAACTGGCCGCGGACCTACAGATCCGCCTTACTACGGCCGGCCGTAAGCTGGAAGAAGCACGGAAGATCATCAAGCAACCATTCCTAGACAAATGCGCTGAGATCGAGAATGCAGCGCGCGGACCAGCCCAGCGCATCATACGCGCAAAAGATTCAATCAAGAAGGCGCTAACTGACTTCGAAGTAGAACAGACGCGCATAGCTGAAGAGAAAGAATCCGAGCGCCTTCGTGAGCTTGATCGACTGGAGAAACTACGCCAAACAGAGGAAGCTGAAGCACAACGTAAGGCAGCAGAACTGGCCAAGCTTGCCGCTGAAGAAGCAGCCAAATCAGCTACACCTACGATCGAGATCGAGTTCGATGATGAGCCTGCACCACAAGCGCAAAAGACCGAGACAGAGAAAAAGATTGAGGCGATTAAATACGCCCCAGTGGTGTATGCACCTATAGTAGAAGGCGTTAGGTTCAAGACCGTGCTCATTCCGACCGTCGAGGATATATCTAAAGTCCCCGACTGCTTTGTTATCAAGACCGTGAACTATCAGGCTATCAAGACGACGTTCTGTACCGGCTACAAAGAAGGCCAACCATTACCCGTCTGTAATGGAGTGAAGTTCGAGGCCAAGCGTGAAGTAGATTCAACTGGTAGGAGAGTATTTTGAAAGAAACTATGAAAACAAAACTCAAAAAACGTTGGATAGTGACAAAAGATGGTGTCGATTGCGGGTTAGCCAAAGCCACAGAACTAGGCTTATGACACGAAATCTTGTCTAGTGTGGTAGTGCGTCAACACTTATGGGTAAGCGCGGTGTTCTGGTTAAGAAACCTGAAGATCCAGCTGACTTTGCCACCGAAAAGTCGGCGTTGAAATATATCGGTATCGCCGAACGATGCGCCAATAAGTTCCGTGGTACGCTCGTCGATGAGATGCCCAAGCTTAGGCCACTCATTGAAGGCGGAGTATTCGGTGTAAGGATGATGCATCGATGAAGCCATCAATCCGCTGCAGTGAACTTGACCGCGTGTTGTCCTGTAATGGGTCACTTACACTCACTCGCATAGTAGCCCCTCGCAAGGGTGACGAGGGCGATGAGGGTACGGATATCCACGCCAATATAGCATGGCGACTAGTTCATGAGCTCGGAGCCACTGATAATGGATTCCCAAATGGATTCAGCTATGAACCAGGAAAACATATTACCGATTGGATCGTAAACTTCTGCTTTAGGACCGTGCAGGAAGGAACTCCAAGCGACTGGTCTATGGAATGTGAAGTACCACTCGAATGTGAGTTCGGTCGGTTCATTCTCACAGGGCATCCAGATCTCGTCGCAATAAATCCCGATGTAACTGAATTCAACATCGACGATTACAAGACCGGTTATAATCCGGTAGATATCGCCGAATCTAACTGGCAACTACTCGGATATGCGGCGTTACTAAAGAGCGCTTATCCTACGCTAAAACGCGGGAGAATTCGAATCATCCAGCCACGTAATTACGAGGATGAAGGATTCCCGCGTGTCAGCGAATATACGATCGAGAACATAGACGCAGCTATCGCCGGGCTAGAACAGTTCGTAAACAAGGCCATCGATAACTCGATGGAGCTAAACTCAGGAAATAAACAATGCGCGTGGTGTATCGGCTGCCAATGCCCGGCACTCAAAGAAGAACAACGACTCATGAAACTCAAACTCACACCAGAACTACTCGCCAATATCAAGCGTGAGCCAGATGACGCCGCTCTTGCCGACTGGGTTATAACAGCGCGCACGCTCAATCGACCAACCGAAGATGCAGAAAAAATGCTGCACGAGCGTTTAGACACAGTGGCATCAATCCAATCCGGTACGGGTGTAACAATCACACGCAAGATCACCAAGGGTAGCTACTCGTTCCCGGACATGCTAAAGTTTATACAGGAATTTCGCGATCTAGTCCCAGGTGACGACGCGCTAGCTAGCGTCGTCACTCCTTCTGTAACCATAGTAAAGGACCAGATCGCCGAAAAGCTTGGCGTTCCAAAAACAGGTAAAGCAGCCGTAACTGCTGAAACACTTTTCGATGCCAAATTACGCCCATTCGTAACCCAAGGAGAACGTAAGATTTTACAATTCACATGAAGATCGTTGAACGTCCGTATAGAAAATCCAAATATCGCCGTCGTACTATGTCTCGCCTACCCCAGCTCAATAAGGCCAACCAGCTTTATCGTCGACTTATAGGTGGACACAAACCAGCGGCTCAAAATCATACCCCAATCTTACATGCCCCGGAGACTGACTGATGCAGATCTGGCTGCGATACTTGAACGGCAGGGCAAGCCAGTAGATTTCAAGTTCCGAAAGAACTCCGTACGATCTTCCGGCCCATCAGAGTCACAGATTCAGCAGGCTGTGATTCAATGGTGGCACCATGCGTGTGGCGCCTATGGAATACCAGAACGCTTACTCATGGCATTCCCTCTACAGGCTGCGCGCTCCCCGCGCAATGGCGCCAGAATGAAAGCCGAGGGCTGTCGAGCTGGCACACTAGATCTCCAGCTAGCTGTCGGCCGTGGTCGGTTCAATAGCCTATGGATAGAGATGAAAACACCTACAGGAAGGGTATCAGATGAGCAGACAGAAATGATCATCGCCTTACAGCACCAGCGAAACATGACCGCAGTTTGCAGATCGTCTGAAGAAGCCATAAAAGAAATTCAAGAATACCTCGCTCTCGACGGAGGCTGCGATGAATGAGGTCTTCGAGGTAGAGTTTGAAGAGCCGTTAAAGTTTAGCCTACGCGATTACCAGATTGCAGCTCAGAACGCTACAACTGAAGGCTGGAAAACGTTTCAACGCCAGCTTTTGGCGATGGCTACTGGAACTGGTAAGTCTACAATATTCGCGTCACTAGCTGCCAATGAGTGGATCAATAATCACGGACGCACACTCATCCTTGAGAACCGCGATGCGCTCGTGCGCCAGACGGCCAAGCGTATTAAAGACGAGACAGGCATGGAGTGCGAGATCGAGATGGCCGATCTTCATGCAAGCATAACAGCGCCAGTGGTTATCGCATCGGTTCCAACGCTCTGTCGGGATCGGCGCTTAACGGGTTTCCCGGATACCCACTTTTCGCAAGTCGTTGTCGATGAATGTCATCACAATTTATCAGCATCCTTTTCTAAGATAACGAGTTACTTCCACTATGGCGCTGAATCATCTGCGGAAGGATGGACTCCACCGCCAGATGGAACATACCAGCCTAAGGCAAAGATCCTTGGCGTTACCGCAACACCTGAGCTTTCTTCGAAGCGTACTCTCGGTGAAATGTATCAGACAATTGCATACACGTATTCGCTTATAGACGCCGTTCGTGATGGCTGGCTTGTTCCTCCAATAACCAAGAATATACCACTCAAGATCGATATCCGCGGATTACGTCCAGGACGCACACCAAATGGTAGTGACTTCAAACTAGAGGATCTTAGCGCTAGGCTTGAGCCTGTACTTGAAGCACTGGCAGAACAGATATGCGAGATCGCAGCAAACGAGAAGACGATAGCATTCGTTCCATCCGTCGAGTGCGCACGGATACTAGCCGATGCAATTTGTCGCCACGGCCTTAACGGAATCTTCGTCTCTGGCGACTGCCTTGATGTCGATGAAAAGACTGAGGCGTATAGACGAGCAGGACGCGGGACCGTATTGGTAAATTGTGCACTTTACGTCGAGGGAGCGGATTTCCCCGATACGTCCTGCGTTGTCATCGCTCGTGCTACAAAATCAACCGGGTTCTATCGCCAAATGATAGGACGTGGTACTCGCGTTTTAGCTGGCGTAGTAGACGGGCTTAATACTCCAGAGAAGAGACGTGCCGCAATTGCAACGAGTGCCAAACCAACGTTACTCATTCTCGATCCACTCTGGGTATCAGATCGCATCGATCTCTGTGATGCCTATGATCTTTTTACAGATAAACCTGAGGTTAAAGAGCGGATGAAAAAGCTTGGCCAGCCAAGTGAAGAGGCAGCCCGACAAGCAGAGCGCGACATGATTAAAGCGCTAGAGAAGGAAGCACGTAAACATACACGCAAGAAATCACGTGTTATAGACCCGCTTGCATGGTCGGTTATGGTCGGCGATGAAGCGCTCGCAGAATTTACTCCAGGAGATAACTGGGAATCAGTAGCGCCAACAGAAGGCCAAATCAAATTTCTCCAGCAACAAGGAATAGATACTTCAAAAATAAAATACAAGGGGCATGCTCACAAGATCATCGGACGTGTGATGTCTCGACTTAATCTAGGTTTGGCCACTGGCCGTCAACTTTCACTCATGCGCCAGCTAGGTCTCGATGAACAGACGTGCGCTACCCTCACGGTCAAGGAAGCATCACTAGCGATCGATCATGCGATGGCAGAACGCAAGCGCTACGCTCACACCTGATTATCACCGAAGAGTTTCTTCACATAACTGCCATAAAGATCAGCCGATCTAGGGTTAGAGAACTTCTTGGCATATAATCCAGTTCCTCCCATATGTCCCTCTCCACTAGAATCTATTCCACTAGGGATAGAAGATCCCTTACGACTAAACCCAAGCGCATTCGCGGGATCTATTTCTTCCTGTTCTCCGGGTAGCGCATCAGATCCAGTATCGTTTGTTAACGGATCATTCTTTGCCGGTTGATCAGCAGTCGGCTTAGGCTGGGAAACAGGAGATGGAGCAACATCTGTTGTAACCCCATCCTTGGTTAAGGTGCCACCGCTATTCATATCTGGATCACTTACAGGACTCGGTGCAACGATACGCGTGATACCGCCACGAGTAAGCGTACCTCCGCTATTTTGAGTAGGAGAGAGATTCGATGAGCCAAATGCACTTGGAGCTACTGTCCTGGTAATTCCATCCCTAGTCATAGTTCCACCAGAATTTGGAGTAGCCCTAGATGGAGCACGCTGAAGTACCGATGGAGCTTGGCTCGTAGCCATCGTTCGCGGGCTCTGTGGCATCGCTTTCGGGCTCGGCACATAACTGGTAGAACCGACTTGCTGTTGCGGAAAGAGTGGCTGTGGTTTGCCACGAAAGGCGCGGGATAGAGGTACAGATGGCATAAGATTTACGGGTTAACTTCTAATTGTTGATTTTCACGATTTATTCAAATCAATATCTGTCCATTTAGATCCGTCTGGGTGTGGGCATTTAGCTGTGGCAAGCCACCACTTAAAACGCGTGCAACCACAACCCGGAGCAGTACACTCACCAAGCCACATATTTCCGCGTCGGTTATAATAGTCACATGCTTCGCAAGCTGTACTACGGGCATTCAATTGATTTTCGTCGACAACAGGGAATCCCTTCCTAGCCCATACGCGCAGTTCACGTTGTAGATTCCAAGCCTTTAGCGCAATTGATGGGTTCACGGCTTAATTGCGATTACAGCGGTTTCATTTATACACGCACTATCCCAGTCAAAATCTACCCCGATCTGCATCGGTGCATAGACTACAAAGTCTCCAGATCCGCTCCCGTTTTGACCATAAGTATTAACCCCCCAGAACCAGATCGTTCCGTCGGACTTTAATCCCAGTGCTCCTACGGAATTATTTAGAGATATTGCTGCCCAATCGGAATCCGATCCGATCTGCATCGGTGCGTGGACTAATAAATCCGCAGCGCCACTTCCGTTGCCTCCCCAAGAATTAGTCCCCCAGAACCAAATCGTTCCGTCGGACTTTAGTCCTATTACTCCTCCGACATCGTTTATTGATATATAAACCCAATCCACACCAAAACCTATTTGTGTTGGTACGTATATAACGGAACTACTAACACCGCTACCATCCTGCCCCCTAAAATTACCACCCCAGAACCAAATCGTTCCGTCTGATTTTAATCCCATTGCTCCCGCAAAAGGGCCTAGAGATATTGTTGCCCAATCGGAATCCGATCCGATCTGCATCGGTGCATAAATTAATCCGTCTGCAACGCCATTCCCATTTTGACCATAATAATTAGTTCCCCAAAACCATATCGTTCCATCGGATTTTAGTCCCAGTGCTCCTATGTTATCACCAAGTGATATCGCTACCCAATCTGAGTCTGTTCCTATCTGCGTAGGTGTGTAAATACCGCCGCCTCCAGATCCTCTCCCATCTTGTCCGCAATCACTAGCACCCCAAAACCAGATCGTTCCATCGGACTTTAGTCCTATTACTCCTCCGAAATTATTTAGAGATATCGCTGCCCAATCGGAATCCGATCCGATCTGCATCGGTGCATAAATTAATCCGTCTGCAACGCCATTCCCATTTTGACCGCTAAAATTCTTCCCCCAGAACCAGATCGTTCCATCTGATTTAATTCCAATTGCCCCTCCAAAAGCACCTACTAGTATAGAGGTCCAATCAGAATCCGAACCGATCTGAGTAGGAATATATGTTACTCCATCACCTACTCCGCTTCCGTTTTGACCATCAAAATTTCTACCCCAGTACCACGCCTTAAACCCTACACTGCAACAGCTGCATGGCCCGGTAAACGAAATAGAACTCATATCATGCCCCCCAAGTAAGCGTTACGGTTATTGTACTCCCGCTACAAACGGCCGAAATTGAAGCCCCTTCTATCATTCTTGTTAATCTGCGTATATCGGCTAGCATTAAGTTAAGATTTTTATCTCCCTGTGGTAATGTTTCACGTGATAGCGATTGGTGAAAATCCCTAGATCTTCTAGCCTGTGCCTTAACAGCACGATCTACTGGATTATTATCCGGCACTACAAGCTTCTGCTTTGTAGTCCATGGTTCTCTAGATTCATCAATTTCTTCTGGCATATTATACTGGTAGCGTAGGTGGCGTTGGGATGTCTGCTACTACCGTTGTCTTCCTATAATAATTAGTCCCGGTTATCGATGTGAATGCCGGTCTCTCATCAATATGAACGTCGAGTGTAACAGTCGTACCAGCAGGATTTGAAGGTCCACCCGTGGTAGTTATAACAGCTGTTGTACCGCCATATATAGGATTCCCGAATATAGCTGCGTCAATTGGAGCTACATTACTACATGTTACTGTTACTGGAGTTGCACTAACAGCTAAATACCCAGGACATGGTTCGACTAGATTATGCGGGTTGCTACCAAAGCTTATCCACTGAGCCCTTACAGTTGCCCATTCCTTAGGAGCCCAAAGATCAGAAGGAGGTGTAAACGTATTGATTGTCTGGTACGCAACCGTTACAGTAGTCTTTATTCGCATCGTAACAGGAGGCGATTTAAAGACATCAAGCATCGTTCGACCTCCATATGTTTCGGTAAATGCCTTAACTCTTCCTGGGTAAGGGAAGTCAGCAATTGTATCAAAAGAAAAAGATCCAGAAGCAGGGTCACTTCCACTGGCACTCTGCATTGATGTTACTGTATATATTCTATACCCATCAGACTCACGGTACTCGTCTTTTAATACAACACCAGATGGAGTAACTTTATTACCAAATGATATATTAGTAACCTCTCTTAACCCATCCTGCCTTGAGTTTATAACCTGCTCTATTAACCCATCTCCAAGTACAAAACCATACTTATATACCTGCCTACCATTTATAAAATCAATTCCCTTGTTTATAAGCGTCCACCCACTAGGAGTAGCAGGCTCTACGCCAAGAGACGTTATCGTGCGTAATTGCACCTTACCTCCAAATTTTATTTCATCATCTTGTGATAATTGACCACTACTAATATAAGTCCTACGTATCTTTCTAAGCGTACCATCATTAGTTCGTTCCTCGGTTTTAAGCAGGCAATCTGAGAATGGTGATGGAGCTGGCGTGGTTCCGGGTATCTGGTATGTAGACGTACCAACATTAAGTTGATAATAATCGATTACGATACTTCTGTTATTATACTGATCTATAATAACTCCAGGCTGACCGACCTGCGTTTCATTAAATCCATCTAGCTGCTCATAAGTACGGAGCAATACAGGCGGTAATTTGCATGGCTCATAGAAATTTCCCAACTGCCCCTCAATCTTTTGATCTATGAGGTAGCAATTTGTGAATTTTTCATCAACTGTTCCGAGGGGTTTCCAGCATATAGATAAAATATCGGCTGGAGATTTAGGAACCCAGTTTAAAACATCGTATCGACGTTGGACCGTTAGCCGGAAATCCGGGTTACGCACAACAGTCGGCGCTCGATTTTGGAGATCCAGATTGGACACATATCCGCATTGGGCTTAATTCAACTAAATGTCACGCCAAGACTAATTCTACCTCGCTGGATAGATACATCTCCCAACAACTTGTTGACACCGGGTAATTATAATTCCAATCAATCGTTCATGGAAACAAGTCCAGCTCGCGGGACACCCGAGCAATCAGTAGTAGCACCAGTCGTTAGTACGGAGAAAGCCCCTGTGGCATCCTCCAGTTCTTTGCAGCAACCGGATCTGAACAGTAAGATTCAGAATGCTAAATCTCCCGCCGAAGTCAGGGCTCTAATTAAAGAGCAACGTTCTGTAATACAGGACACGTTACGAAAACCGGATGGGTGGAAGCCAGGTAGTGAGGCTAAGCCCGCTACGCCAACTCCATCGCCAGTTGAGGCAACGCCTGAAGCACCCGTAGCCGAGGAAACTCCCACTGGTGAACAGCCCGTAGCTGATGAAGCAGAGACTACCGAGGAGACTCCAGTAACACCCGAAGAGACGATTGATCCCGATGAAGATGATGCCGGTGGCGATGGCCCCGTCACACCAATCACAGGAAAACGCGCCCATCTTCGACTTGCGGCAGACGATAAGGTAGGACGCTTAGCAGCGTCCCTCATGAAGCGTAACCGCGATATGCCAATGGAGGAAGCAGTCGATAGGGCTAGAACCCAACTCGGGATCAAAACCCCTGAATCAACCACAGAAACTCCAGCCGTTAAATCCGATCTACCACAGACAGTCGAGCAGACCACTGCAGAACTTGATCGTCTTGATATAGAACGCGAAAAAGCGCTGGTTGAGCTTAGATTCGAGGACGTAGCCAAGATTGATCGAAACATGCGCAAGCTGGATCGTCATCAGGTTCAACTCGAACGCCAAGCAGAACAGAGCGCCACGGCAGAAGCCGCCGCTTACGACCGAGGATTTACAACCTCACAAACGAAAGCCGCTGATCTCTACGAATTCGCGGGTAAACCCGAAAGCGATGGAGCAAAGCGTATGATCGAGATCGAGGAAGTCCTCAAAGCGAACGGAGATCCACTATACTTTAGCCCCGACAAACCGCTGAGAATAGCCCAGATGGTTGCAGCCGAACTTCATATTGCTCCACGTCGGAAGGGAGCATCAGCCGCGCCGGCTAAGGCCGCTGCTCCGGCCCCCGCTACTATTCAACCTAAGAAACAGGTACTGCCGGGTGGAGGCAGTCGAACAACCCCACCGCCAACCAATCAACCCTCCGCGGTCGATCAAGCGATTAGAAATGCACCGAAAACCTTAGCAGGAATTCGAGATCTCCGTAAGCAGCTTGGGCTGCAGCACTGAGATCACCGCCCAACTCATCCTTGCCGCCCGCCATCGCCAGCATGTCGCTGGTAAACAATCTATAAATTTCCAACATGAGCTGGGAACCAGGAACAAATAACACCGCTACCGCGCTGGCAGCAATGTCGCCGGAGTCGGTGCGCATCCTCTGGCAGAAGACTGTCGATACGTTTGAACAAACGGAAGACTTCTTCTCCAAATTCGAAGGCGAGTCGAAAGACGCGTCTATCATGACCATCAATGACACGTCGGTTGATCGCGGCCTCAAATTCCGCATCACCTCGCGTGCAGGTTACTACAACAAAGGCAAGTCCGGTGAAGGTCTCTTCATCGATCAAGACGATTTCGCCACAGACGTCATCAACAACAATGAGCTGGATTGCGATTATCTGCGCAATGCGGCCTCTGCTTCGCTCCGTACCGATGAGTACATGGGCATGCAGGGTGAGCTCGTCGACGGCCAAGCGGAAGAGCTCGGCAAGTGGATGGGCCGTGAGAAATCGGCACGCGCTGGTATGACGTTCGTATTGAAAGGAGGGGCCGATAATCTACTGATCGGCGGTGGCAAATCGTCTGAGGCTAATCTGCTTACGGCAGATGGCCTTGTCTACAACGACATCCTCTATATGGGGCAGGCGCTGAAGCCAATGGGTGGACGTCCTTGTGAAATTGCAACCGTTCGCGGCTCCCCGGTTTACAAGTACTGCATGATCGGTACAACCCCCGGTCTGTTCTCCCTCAAACAGGATTCAGACTACAAGCAGGTTCTTCGTGAGGCCGCGCCTCGTGAGGCTGCTTACGATGAGAATCCGCTGTTCCAGGGCGGCTACACCGACATCGACGGTCATCGTATCGTCGAGTTCAATCCGATCGATCCAGACGGTTACGCTTGGTCCGGTTCGTGGTTCAACGCCAAGGCATTCCTTGGCGAAGCAATCACCGCTGGCACTGCTGCCTTCGCGATCAAGGGTGGTGGCTCTGCCGCCGCTGCCGCGATCACCAATATCGAGTACTTCCGGTTCTTCCCGAACTTCGCGTTCGAGTTCCTCCCGAACGATATCTACTCGCCTGGTTCGACCGAGCAGTACCTCCTCATCGTCAACCCGCGCAACGCCGCTGTCGACCCAGGTAAAGTCGGCATGTACGCGTACACGACCGGCAATAACGGCAACCAAATCACGATTACCAAGCGTCTCGCCGCTGTCCAGAATGGCCCTGTGGCCCTTGCGACAGTTGGTGATGTCACCTGGAATACCGGCGTCTGGGCCAACAAGCACACGCAGACACACCCAATCGGAGCCACGATCGTTCTCTGTAACGCCAAGGGCGTTCCAATCGGTGACACCGTTATGATGGGCGCAATGGCGATGCTCCGCGGCTACGGCAAATACCGTAATAAGCGCGATCAGTGGTTTGTCGATGCGTTCGTCACCCGCAAGTACATCCTCACAGTCTTCGGTCAGCAACTCCGCAAGAATGTGAATGGCAAGTACCCCGGCTACGTGCGTCTCCGTCACGCTATCAGCTATCCAGAACTAGGTCTCCCCACCGTTACGTCGTAACGCATAGTTCGTCCGTATGCCTGCCGGGGTTCGCCCCCGGCAGGTTACACTTTATGTCAGCTAAACTAATCATCTGGATATCGGGTAAACCACTGCTGAATGGCTACAAGCAGCGTGAGTTTATTTGGTCTCCATCCCACAACTGCTATATCTACGGCGGCGAAGAAATCGACGCATCTAAGTTCAACGAGAGTTACGAAAAGGCTATCCGAAACAATGCGGACATGAACCCGCGCATCCGCGTGGTTAGCGTGCAGCATGTGAAGGTTATCGAGCCAGTGCCTATTCCTATCTCGACAATTGCAGCCAAAGAAATCACTGCTGAGCAAGCAGAAGAAGTTCTACAGCGCTTAGCACCGGAACGCCTCAAGAAAAAGCCAGGACCTAAAACTCAGCCTGCGATCGAGGTCGCGTAATGCAATGTCCCTTCAAATCGTCCAAGCCCGCGATGATCTCCTGAGTAAACTCGGGATTGAGGATGCCACTTTGGCATCCGCGCTGGCTTTGCAGGATGTCATTGTTGCCATCAACGGCGCCATGCAGCTTCTCCAGACTGCTGGACAGGATTACTTCACGCGTGAGATACTAACTATCACACTGGCGGCAGGTACGTCTATTTACAATGTTCCTGTATCAGTACAATCCGTGCTCGGGCCTGTTCGTTGGAATAACACAAAACCGCTCCGCGCGTTAACTAGCGAAGGCGAGCTCGATCAATTTGATAGGGTCTTTCAAGGTGGATCGAGCTATGGCGTAGGTACTGATGGTAATCCAATTGCGTATTTTGTGAAGTACCTAAGAAACGGCACAAAGGGCGACATCTGCGCTATATCTATTCGACTCGCACCAGCCCCATCAGCACCCCCTGGCACACTTGTAGCCGAGGTCGTAAACGATGCACCTGAATATGCGGTCGCAGATCTAACCAGCACCGACTATCTACCGGTAGCCCAAAACTATACCGAGAGCATATTTCTCCCCATCGCTCGTCTTCTCATCACCAGGTCCTCGCAATATAGTCGGCCGGATACACTGGCTCAACTTGAAGGCGACGGGCAGCGCGCACTACAGATGATAGGGTTCTCAGGAGGATTCCCGAACGTCGATGCCCCGGCTCCTGAAAGGAGGGTAGAAGGATGACAATCGTTCAACTATTCCATCGCATCGGCCGTCGCTCTAAAGGCGGCGACTTTACAAAGTTGTCGATGACCGAGCAGACAGATATAGCCGAGGCAGCAAATACTGGCCTCCAGGAAGTCTACAACGCGCTCCCGGCGTACTTTAAAGAGATCACCGAAGGGTTCCTACTCCCCGCGCCACAGCCTATCACACTAGCCGTAATCCAGAATTCGAACGTTCTTTCGTCTGGTGTATTTACTGAAGAGCAGATCGGCCGTTCTGTTGTACTCGATGGGGACCCATCGTGGAATCAGGTGATCGCCACTGATCGACTGCTTAACCCATACATCGGGGCAACCGGAACAGTGAACGGTACACTCTACGGAGATTCCGTCTACTCTCAGCGCTATCCGTTTGATCGGATCATCGGGAACCCGATGTTCGCCAATCAGAATAACGCGTATCTCATGCGCCGTGAAATGATGCGAGGGAACCAAGGCTCTGCACTATGGCCATGGCAGCAGAAGGTAGGTGTTCCGATGATCTGGTGGGTACAGATGCTCGGCAACTCTCAGGGTAACGAACCTCTGATGGTCCTACGGTTCGCGCCAGCGCCAAGCATCGCCTACTCGATAAACATCCGCATGTCCTACTGGCCAAAGCGTCTCACGCTAGCCGACTACGATGCGGCAACCACATTGCCTGTTCCCGATCAATTTCTAGAGAGTTGCCTAATCCCACTGGCTATCAGGGCATTCATGTCATCGCCGTGTTACCAATCAAACAACGATGACGTAGCCGTGAATGCTCGTGCGGAAAACGGGCTACAGTTCATCAAAAACCAACCTGGCCAACCAGCTTCACCAAACAATCGAATCTTCACACCCTTCGGGTTTTAATTATGAGCACACGTTTATATCATAGCAGCGCAAAGACTGCATCCCAACTTGTCTACGTAGCTAATCTACAAGGAGAAAACGGAACAACCTTTATCAATGATACGTCAGCAAAAACAGGATCATGGAATGCAATTCAGTGCATTGCAAATTGCACCTTCTCTAAGCTCGTATCACCTGAGAACAATGGTTCCGACATGGCGTCCGTAGTGCTAACCGCTGGCGTGACAATCTATGGCCATTTCACAGACATAACTCTGGCCACTGGTTCAGTTATAGCATACAACAGCTGATGCCAGCCCAAGGCATACAATTAAGTACATCATCTTGTCCGCAATATGGACAACGCATTGATGTGCAAAAAATGGATTTTAGCATTCCAGCTAATCTAATAAACATAGTTCTAGAATAACACCATGGCTACAATTCCAATCAAAGACACAAACGGAAACCCGATTAATTTTACACCGGCTTCTGATTGCATAGGTTCTCCAGCAGACGCGGCAGCAGCGTCTGACACCGGATCGGCATCTCTAATCTCTTTATTTAAGAGATTTCTTGCTGCTTTCACGGCTTTTGTTACCGGATCTTCTACGGGATCAAAACAGGATACCGGCAATACATCGCTAGCTACAATTGCAGGAAAGGACTTTGCAACACAGACAACACTAGCTGCGCTAAGCGCAAAAGTACCTGCTATTGGACAAGCAACTAAGGCCACATCTATCCCCGTTTCTCTCCCAACTGATGTCGGAACTCTAGCGGTTAGTATCGCAACGGCCCCTGTACTCGTAGCTGGATCTGCCATTATAGGTAAAACAGGTGTCGACCAGACAACTGATGGGACAACAAATAAAGTCGCATCTGCTGGGCTACCAACAACCGCAGCGATTAATGCTGCTTCAGTTGGACTAGCTACCGGACTTACTGTAGCGAATATCAAGGCAAGCGCCGGTAGCGTTTATGGTATGGCGATAGCAAATAAAACAGCAGCCACTCTATACATCCAATTCTATAATACGGCAGGAACCCCAACTCTTGGTACTTCAGTAGTTTGGTGGGTTCCTGTTCTCGCCTCGCAACAGATATTCATTCCTGTAGGAGATATTGCCCTAGCTAATTTTTCGACAGGTATCGGTATTGGCGCTAGCACCACACCAACTTCAACTGGTACACCAGGAACTGCCCCTGACGTAGTAATATTCTACAAGTAAAATGAAAACCCGACCAGGACGCGCTGTTTATAATCCGCCCGGTGCTCCGGGGGCTGCTCCGTCTGCGTCGATCGACATCGGGATTACGTCGCTCACCGACCTTGCGGCCGTCGCAACTGTAAACCTAATCGCACCTGCCGTTAGATATTGGGTTCAGGCATCCGATGGAACTACGCAGGTATGGCAGCTATTGTCTAGTTCGGCGAATACATCTGAAGGCGTTCTAAGACCTAATGACTACAATGATCTTACGAATCGTAAAGTATGGTTCAAGGCATCATCCTGAGTGAATGTTGATGACGTAAAAGTTTCACAGGCCACACACGTAAGCCCACATCCGGCCTACGAAGACAGGTTCATCACTCCAGATGTCGGAACGCTTTGGGGGTTTGATGCGAACAAGCGCCCATTCGCAATTAAACTCGGGGCCAATCTCGCTCTAGTAGGTGATACGCTAAACGCAACCGGTGGAGGTGGTGGATCTGGCACGGTCACGTCATTTTCTTCTGGCAATCTATCTCCGCTATTCAGCACCAATGTATCCACACCATCGACAACTCCAGCGCTAGCATTCTCGCTTACAGCTCAAGCCCAGAAAACATTTTTAGCTGGCCCATTAACTGGAGCAGATACCGGACCTTCATTTAGGGTTATCGCCGCCACTGATATTCCCGATCTAAGCAGCACATACCAACCACTAAACACAAATCTAAGCTCCATTGGTGGACTTTCCAATGCCTCAGGCTGGCTCCATAACAATGGCCTTGGCATATTCTCATATTCAACCCCGACCTACACCGACGTAGGCGCAGATCCAGCCGGAGCTGCAGCAGCAATAACGCTTTCTGGTCTAGGTGGAGTTCCAACAACCAGACAAGTTAATGGTCATGCATTGAGTTCCGATATTACCGTAACAAAAGGAGATGTCGGTCTTGGCAGCGTTACCGATGATGCACAGGTAAAACGTACCGAGATGGGTGCTGCGCTTGGGGTAGCAACACTAGATTCCAGTTCTAAGCTCCTTACATCACAGCTACCATCGATTGCTATCTCTGAATACCTCGGGTCTGTAGCAAGTCAGGCTGCGATGCTTTCACTTACTGGAGAACAAGGAGACTGGTGCATACGAACCGATCTTGGAACCACATGGATTATAACTGGTACTCCACCATCAGTCATTGGTTCTTGGACTCAGTTGAGCTATCCTACTGCCCCCGTGACTTCAGTGGCAGGACGCACGGGAGCTGTCACACTTACAAGTACTGACGTCGGGCTAAACAATTTAACTAATTCGCTTCAGCTTGTCGCTGCTAGCAATCTAAGTGATCTTGTAAGCGCAGCCACGGCACGCGGAAATCTTGGTGGAACCACAGCCGGTCAATCGTTTTTCACGCTGGCTAATCCAAGCGCTATAACATTTCCGAGGATCAACGCAGATAATACCGTAACTACACTGGACTCAGCGAGTTTTCGTACGGCCATTGGCGCTGGTACTGGCGGAGGCACCGTAACCTCCCTATCTGTCGTTACCGCCAATGGCTTTGCCGGTACGGTTGCTAATGCGACAACTACGCCGGCCATCACGCTTACAACTTCTATCACTGGTATTTTGAAAGGTAACGGTACGTCCATAAGCTCGGCCAGTGCTGGAACGGATTTCGTAGCTCCAGGTTCAATCACAACATCTGGGCTCACACAAACTACTAATAAATTACTTGGCCGTGCGACCTCTCTTACTGGAGCTATCGAGGAAATATCCCTTGGGTTCGGCATGGTTTTCGCCAGTGGTGAACTACGCACTCCACAAGATCTCAGGACAACTGGTTCACCTACTTTTTCAAATCTGACAGCCGATGGTAATTTCCGATTATCGTCCTATTCAAGCGGTCCCCTCTATGTTAATGATACAGGAGATGTTCTGAGGGAAACTTCGTTAAGTGTAGTTAGGGGAGGGACTGGAAAATCTAGTATTGCGGCTAGCCGTCTACTTTGGAGTACGGGTTCAAATACACTCGGGGAGATTTCCCTTGGTTATGGAATAACTGTAACGTCGTCCGAATTAAGAACCCCCCAAGACCTTCAGAGTACCGCCTCGCCAACCTTTGGAGGTGCAACTATTGACGCTCGTGGAGTTGGTTATGCCCTCCTAACCCTTAATGCAGATGTAACAAATAATTCGTCTGGCCTTTATCTACGGTCTAACAATGTACAGGAATGGGCACTTATTAGCCATCTTGGAGGAGCGGATGCTTTCGGTATTTATAACAATGCACTATCTGCAAATGCACTCTCTATAAACCGATCAAATAATCAAATATCTCTAGGAACGATTGCCGCAGGAGTTTGGCACGGAACTGCAATCGCTGATGCTTACATCGCAAGCGCAACAACGTGGAACGCTAAGATGCCAGCATTTACCCTTGGCAATAGCCTGGCGTTTACCGGAAGTGTGCTGGATACGATTCAGGATATACGGACGAGTGCTAGTCCAGGTTTCTTGGGGGTTACATTAAATAAAACTGGCGCTATCGGGGGTTCGCTGATTGGTCTTGGGACTAGTGAGGGGTTTCACCTAGAAGCTTCTTCTGGAAACAATGTATTTGAAGTCCAGCAGAAAGGTGCTGGTGTCTGTGGTATCCGGTTCATAGATATAGACGGTCTTGAAGCAGGGGCTATGGGATATGGAGAAAAAACCGGGACAGTCGGCCTCCCGTTTCGCGATATGATGTATGTGGAGATGGGGGCTGTTGGGGCAGGGAAAAGCACTAACCATCCATCGGATTTTGCTGTGGTTAATACATCCACAGATAGTGCATGGAGCTATGCCATGTTTCGTTGTTTTTGGAATGGTAGTATAGAGTTAAAGAGGCAGTACTCCTCTCCGGGTGTTCCTGGATCAGATGTGGCATTTAAGATAGATGGTATTGGTGGGGCATGTAGAGCACCGTTCGGTATAAATTCAGACGGGGCGCTGAATGTATTTTCGGGGGAAATACGAATGGCTTCCAGTGGAGCGTCCGACGATGAGAATATGTCTTGGAAGAATGGTACACGTCAATGGAATGCGGGAATCGCGGGCAGCATAGGAAGTAGTTCATTCTTCATTAAAAATGTAACGGCAGGCACCTACGACCTAATTATAGATGGGACATCTGGACTGGCTCAATTTAATAAGGCTATACAGACCGGATCACCATCAGGCGGCACTGCGAAGCCGGTAAAATTTGGCGCAGCAGCAACGGTAACCCCGACATCACCAAATCGCACAATTGAGTTAGAAGTCGATGGGACTACTTACTATTTAGCAGCAAAAACTACTAACAATTAACTCTTATGAACCCAGACCCAAAACAACTCCTACAGATAATCCATAATCGCGGTGAACAGGCGAAAGTCTGAAGCTAAAATAGAATTGGAATAGATGGATACCTAATTACGATCTATTCTCGCCACACGAGATTCTTCTGGAACTATTCCAAATCTGGTTTCAACCTACGCACATGAAGTACACGTTAAAGGCACAGACGATAAATCTACTCAGGCAGGTAGTAACATGCCCTGGATGGACTAAGAAAATCGAGGATATATACCGGGGCGGTAAACTATTAGTCGAAAAACTTCCCGAGATAAAAGATGGCATTAATACCGATGAACCGACTGAAATTGAACTCGATACCCAAGACCTAGAGATATGCAAGACTGCATTTGAGCATGCCCTATCTAAGGAATTCGTCCCCACCTCAAAGTGGACCAATGACCTGATTGAGAAACTTGAGTTCATCTCTAAGAAATGAACCCAGACGGCACAGCAGATCTTAATTTGATATCTTTCTGCGGGCCAGAAGATAACTATAAAGTCTTCATCACAAAAGAACCGATCGGCTGTAAACTGGCATGCTACACTGCTGCATTAAAATTCACATCCAAGGTCAATGGTATATACGGAAGATTTACTGACGTCATTGGTGGTATAGAGTCGACCGTCGATTGCAACAATCAATCATCGTACATAAACCTTTCGGCAGACCTCTGGGATATCTCCCAGACAAAATACGGGTTCACCAATAAAGGCAGCTGCAATCACAACTCATTCACCGGTCTTGTTCGAGGTCATGGCAAGGAAGTTGATTTCGATCAGGACAATTGGAGTGATCAATGTCACGAGCCATGCAAAGGCACTGTTCTTGCACTTATCAGCGAGGATAAGAAACCAATCCGCGTCCGCTACATCTATAATAAACCAGACTTTAAACCGGGAACCGGCCCATATCGCTTCGTCTTTCCATGGCCTTGGCTACCAGTTCCTCGCTCATGGATTGGCATGATCTTCAACCAACTCAGACGTCTCGGGTTCTTCAAATGAAAAAATCAACTCGTGGTGTAGTAGATCCTGTAACATGGGCCGTGATTGGCCTAATCGCCGTTGGAAGCTGGGCCTACGTCAAAGTCTTTGAACCAGGCCGAAATAAAAAAGTAGCCGATAAGATCGCGGTCGCTACCGAGAAGGCCAACAAAGAAGCAGAAGCAGCCAAGGCTTTATCAATCGAGCTCCAAAAGTCAGTGCAGGCCATGGCCGACGCACACGCTCAGGAGACAAAAACCGAACAGAAGATGCGCGCTAATGCCGCTGACTTCAATGGTCAGAACAAAGCCGTCCTAGCTGCTGATCCAAATCCATCGCCATACACTCTGATCGCAATAGGGCTGTGTGATTCCGTAGATCAGTCTCTCGGCATCCAGTCGACAGCTGAACAGCGCCTAGAGTGGAGCAAACGTGTTATCCCGCTACTCCAGCACAATGCCGAAATAGAGAAACTCCTTGCCCAAAAGACTGCTGAAGCCGCGGCGCTTTCCGCCAGTCTTAAGGCCGAGCACGAACATGCCGTTGCATCAGATGCCCACGCTGCCACACTTGCGAAAGCAAACACAGCCAACGTAGCCACGATAGCTACGATTACTGCAAAGGCCGAGAAGTTGGCGGGAGAGAACGCTAACTGGGCAGCCGGAACGCTTGACTGGAAAGGACGATTAAAAGCTGCAGTGATTGGCCTTTGTGTGTTGGGTGTACTACTTTTCATCTTATCATGGAGATACCGAGGGAAGGATAAGACCCTAACCGATTCAGTTGCGCTCGGTGAATTCATAAAGACTCAGGCCATAGGTGCCGGCCACAAAGCCGAAGAACTAGAGACAAAAATAAAGGACTGGATGCAAGGCGATCACGCTGGCATGGCAGCCATTGACAAAGTAAAAGAAAAACTTCGGATTTAGCTATCGATCTTTCCGCCCTCCAGCACAGCATGACCAGCAACCCCAAAAGCAATGTCCGAACAAGAAGAAGTCGATGACTCCGATCTTACAACGCCACTTATAAAACCGGAGTCCTTTGAGTTTTCGCCAAGCGTACCGGCGTCAGATATTGCTGACTTCAACAAGCGCGACCAAAAATTACTCCTCGGATTTTATGTTATCGCTCAAAAGGTCGATCGCCTTATCCAAGCCACGATCGAGACAAATCGCCAACAACGTAAATTCGAAGCCGATCTCATCGAGGTTCGTCGCTGGAAGAAAACGCTCACAATGCGCTACACACTTTACTCAGGCATTGCTGTGTTTATTGTTACCACGATGGGTAGCGGAATTCTGTCAAAGATCGCCGATGCAATCATGTCTAAATTCTTTCCCTAATATGGTCCCAACCAACACAGTTCAATTGATCGACGATCTAGTCCGACACTGGATACTTCCACCCGAGATACTGATCGTTGATGACGACGACATCCTTTGCGATGTTTTGAGAAAGATAATTTCGTCTTTTGGTTTGAGCGTTACGACGGCCACGACCGGAGCACTTGCGGTCGAGCATTATCAAAAAATGTATGAGCGAAGATTCCAGGATAGCGGGGCTACAACGCACCCCTACGATTTAATCTTCCTCGATATGAGACTGCCGGATTCCAGTGGGATGGAAGTTCTTCAGAAGATCCGCAAGCTTTGGCCACCGCAACCAGTTGTACTTATCTCAGGTCATTTTACGAATATCACCGGGATAACCGAAAATGGTCCGGTATGCATCGATGAGAAACCAATTACCATCGATAGCGTTCGACTGGCCTTAGCCATGCACAACATTCGGATGCCCGCCAACCTTCACTCCCCGAGCAAGCTGTGATTTGCAGGTAGTTTCTTCGCGCGACATCATAACAGAGATCTCTTCGTACTCTTTTATAATCCTCCGAAGGATCTCGCGTTCTTCATGTGAGCACTTATCGGCAGGATCGTTACGGAAGCGCGTCTCATAGGCTCTCATCTTTTCAGATAGCCTGCGCATGAAATACCTAGTAAATGGTTCAAAGCGCTGCAGCTGACCGATATCAATCAAGTCCTGACGCGCTCGCTCATCTGCCAGTGATTTTTCGTCGACTTCCATTAGATTGGGATACTGCGTGACCGATGCTCTGCCATGATCTGTGCGAACTCCTCCTCATTCTTCGCCATCAGTGCACTTCGTTCCTCTGGGCTGAGCTCATCCCAGATCGCCTTGGCTGCATTCGCGCAGGCCTTACAGGTATTAGGACGACGCTTATGGCCGGTAAAAACATTATTACACGAGGTGCAAACATGCGAATAACACCCATTATCCTCATCTGATAAATCCTCCGGCCAATCGCGAGCAGATCCAGATTGTATCATGTTATCAGTGGGATATCGAAATACCCAAGATTCCGGCACAACGTGATATATACTGGCATCGACGGCCAGTTATTCCCGGCTTCGATATTTGCCAGTGTTTTGTTTGAAATTTTCAGGTCTTCAGCGAAATCGATCTGAGTAATCCCAAGATTCGCACGTCGTTTCTTTACCTGATTGGCTAGTGCTTTCAGTTCGGTATTTCGGCGCATTGGGTTGATACGTCAGATTTCTGGGTTGATCGGTCATGTGGTATGATCATGTCCAACTTCGGTTGTTTGGGTTGATGGCTGATATTCGACGGAGCAACCGCAGCCGCCCCATTCGAGTTCGTCATAGGTTTTACCGGCTTCGATCTTCTCTCTGAGTTGGCGAAGCGTGAGTGTTGATGTGATGCCGCCTGAACGGTCTTTCATTATCGAAACGTCTTTGCCGATTCGGTCACGAAAGGCCTGCTCACGAAGCTCGTGATATTTGAATCGGCCCGGCATCTTTCTGAGGAGGTGCGCAAAGTGAGCCTGACCTGCCTTTACGCAGAATCCTCCGCAGTTGTTATGGGGGAAGCCCATGGCATAGAGCCGAGGGAGCGTGATCCCGGTTTTAGCCAGCTCACACATCATGCGCCCCTTGTCCCATATCGGCTCCCACATCATTGGTGCCTCAATCCTCCAGCCAGGCAAAGCGGCTCGCATCCTTTCCAGCCGATGGCCCTCAGTCCAGTCTAGGCCAACGAAGATGGTTGTGGACATCTCATAACAGTTTGCCCTCCGCCATTTATCCATCAGCTCTTGTTTTAGAACCTTTGAACAGCGAGAGACTCGGCTATTGCCCATCATGTCCTCATCTTCAAAAAGCTGCCACGGATCGCGCCCGTCGCTGATCACGGTAAGCGGGACGCCATGATACCTTGTCGATTCGTTTAGGAACTCGTAAAGGCCCTCATCCTCCATCAGTGTATCGGCAAATAGCCGAGTGACGTTGGACTTTCCGTATCGTTCGATGACGCGGTGCAAAGTCCAGAAAGAGCATAGCCCTCCGCTGTCATTTACGATAAGCTGTTGTTCAAAATCCATGTTAAATCTCGAAGGAATTACGGTTGAGAACCGCGCCGAGACCCCGACGCAGTATGACTACATTGTGCGAGCGACTACCCAGCCGCCGCCCTGTTGCCTGACGCCTCCCGTCCGCAATGGGACGAAGCGCGTGAAATACCTCGACCTGCCCATGCATGGCCGCCACGTCGTCATCTGGGCCGACCGGCAACGCTTCAAGTGCAAGAGTTGCGGGAAGACGCTGTATCAGCCGATCCCGAACATGAATGACACGAACATGATGACCCAGCGCCTGGTTGACTACGTCATCAAGCGTTCGATGGAGACTCAGTTCACGGCCATGGCTCGCGAGCTGGGCGTCAACGAATCGACCGTCCGCCGTATCTTCCGACGCTTCGCCAAGGTGCAATTGGAGCGCCTGAACATCGAGACACCGGAGTGGATTGGCTTGGACGAGATCCACATCCTGTCGAAGTTCCGTGGCGTCGTGACCAACGTGAAGGAACGCACGCTGGTTGAAATGCTGCCCGGCCGCAGCAAGAAGAACATCATCGCCTACCTCGCAGGCATCAAAGACAAGGAGCGAATCAAGGTGGTTACCATGGACATGTGGACGCCCTACAAGGACGCTGTCCACGAGGTGTTGCCCCATGCGAAGATCGTCGTGGACAAGTTCCACGTTGTGCGGATGGCCAACGAGGCCATGGAGCGCATCCGTAAAGCTCACCGACTCACACTGCCGACCAAGAGTCGGCTGCAACTGAAGGATGATCGCTGGATCTTGCTGCACAACGAAGAGGACATCCCGGCTTTCAAGCGGATGATCATGGAGACGTGGTTTGACCGATTCCCGGACCTCAAGGACGGGCACGCGGCCAAGGAGTCCTTCCGTGCGATCTGGACCGCTGCCACCGTAGACGACGCAAAGGCACGCTACGATAAGTGGAATGACCAACTGCCCGACTCGTGTGCCGATGCCTTCATTGACCTCAGAATCGCCATGCGCAACTGGCGTGAGGAGATCTTTAACCACTTCGAGTTCCGAATCACGAACGCCTACACTGAGGCAATCAACGGCATTGCTCGCATCGTGAATCGTGCTGGTCGCGGCTACAGCTTCGAGGTGCTTCGTGCCAAGATGCTTCTTAACCACGCCAACCACAAAATTGAGCACGGTGGCGGCATGACTATGAAGAAGCCGATGAAGCTCGGCATAACGCTGCCAATAGCCTTTGGCATACCCTTCTGGAAGCTCACGGACCCCCGCAGGATGAAGCTGAATCAACCTTATATACTGCCCGACTGGTGGCTGTTGGAAGTTTAACATATCAACCCTTTTTGCCGATTAGCCTTCAGTTCTTCTTTACCTGCTTTTGGCATGTCGTTACGATGGTGCATTAAAAAAGATTCCCGTCAAACGAGAATATTTTAACAAATGCGGCGATTAAGCTTGTCTCGTGTGGCGAGAACCTATGCGATTCCGCAATCAGGCTGCGACGCCCGTGATTTTGTCTATCATGCATTTTCTAGTCCCAACTATCAGAAAAACCACTACCCTACGTGTAGAGGTTTCCATTACTTCCCGGTCCCGTGTATCAACGCCTAGCGTTGAGGCTTACCGAAATCAGGTAGGCCGTTGTGCGTCGCAGCCCTACACGGGGCTGGGCCGATTTTCCAAGCAACACTAACGTTAAATGAACTTCCAGCCTATCTTCTAATGAGTGGGATACCCTCAGACCTTGAAGTAGATTTTGGAGACGATACTCCGCCCCAAGCCCCACAACCAAGCGTAAGATTTGAAGATCTTCCGCCATTGGCTAAGCCTCCTCGCGTGCCCAGGTCGGCCGGTAAAAACGGTACAACCGAACCAGGCCGATCACTACCACATAGCGTAGAGGCCGAAGAGTACTTGCTTTCGTGCATCCTACTAGACGGATCGGACACGATGAAGAAATGTCTCGATGAGCGGTTAACCGAGGAGATGTATTACAGTCCAGCTAACCGTCTTGTCTATGAGGTATACCAAGGTCTTTACAATAAAAAGTCCCCGATTGATCTGGCAATAGTTTACGAGGAATTGAAACAAGCCGGGACGCTAGACGAGATTGGTGGGCTAGCTTTTCTAACCCAGATAAGTCAATGTGTTCCTACGATCGCCCAGACAGGCTACTTCATAAAAAAGGTTAAAGATCTGCATGTGATGAGGCGGGCGATCAAAGAGGCGACATCGACTGTCGAACGTGCCTACCAATTTAGCGGAGATTCAGATGAATTTATCGAGGACGCTCAGCTTAGGTTTAAAAGCATTGCTGATAGTTCGTTATCTCCAGCTCGATTAAAAAATCGAGGACTATTCGATTTTCCACTGGCAAAAGATAAAGACGATTCGATATTGCTCGGGAATCGGTATCTTAATCGTGGTGATGGCGCAATTCTCGTATCCACATCGGGAATGGGGAAGTCATCGATGACCATCCAGATGGCTACCGAGCTAGCGCTAAATTTAGGGCCATTTGGTATCTACGGTAACGGTCCGCTACGCAGCCTGATCATTCAATCTGAAGACTCTGATGGTGACGTTGCAGAGGTAGCCTACTCGATGCGTCAGGTCCTACAGCTGACATCAGAACAAGTCGACCAGGTGAACTCAATGGTCAGGATAGTCACCGATCGCGTGAACCGTGGCACAAGATTCCTCACCGAGCTCAAGAAACAGATCGCCCAATTTAAACCAGATATAGTATTCATAAATCCACTACAGGCATTCATGGATGGCGACGTAACAGACGGGAGAGATCTTGGTACATTCTTGCGTGAGGGATTAAATAGCCTCAACGAACCGCCGACATTCGGCTACATCGTAGTCCATCACACAACAAAACCAGCTACTGGGAAAGAGAAGTCAGAGCGACTTTGGCATGAGGTAATGTACGACATGGCTGGAGGAGCAGAACTGATCAACTGGGCTCGGGCAATTATTTCATTACGGGCATCGGAGACAGAGGGGGATTACAATCTCGTACTAGCCAAGCGTGGCCGGAGGGCAGGGGTTACAAAAGCAGTACCGCACGGCATGGGTACACGACTAGAACCAATAACCACGATTCCATTAAAGCATGCCACTGGACGCTACGAAATCGACGGAATCTCAAAGGGAATTCCACAGATATTCTGGGAACCACGCACACCACTTCCAGAAGAATCGAAACCAACATCCCAGAAGGCACCACCAGACAAATATTTATTCAAGGACTTCCAGCTGGCATTCCCTAAGGCCAATGAACCAGGCCGATCGGTAAACGAAATCGGGCGCATTTTTGCTACCAATGGACTTCCATCACGTTACGAAAAAATCCTACCGATTCTATCTAAATTTTCAGAAGAAGGTTTCATCACCGAAACCATAACTAACCAACGGAAAGTATATAACCTACGATCAATATGAGTGGCCCTAATCCAGGCAGCGCCACTAGTGCTGCTAAAATGAACCTACGATCTGGTGTAACAGATCCAGGAATCAAGATCTACGTCGAACATGGGCGTAAGGTCTCCTCCAACGAACTGAAGCGAGATGCAGAAAATGGCTCTAACTATTTCTGGAATAATCCAGAAAAACCATGGCGCTATGCCAATCGTCCGATTGAAATGAGGCGCTACTAATGAACTACAACAAGGCTAAGATTATCACAGACGCGGCCGCAGATATCGGCATGGCGCTCATCGGTAAAAAGACTGACGTAGATCTCGGATCAATCACGATCATTCGCAGTGTGTCGCTAGGCCAGATGGAGACGGCTGCTGATCAGATGACGGCGGAGAATGTTGCATCCATCGCATCTGCGTCAGATCACCCGATCCACACCGTGTGCGATTCAAAGCTCCTTCAAAATGTGAAGCGCTACGCTGACAGCATTAAAACCCCTCCCACCCAAAAGGGAGGGGCGTAAGATTACGCTGCAGGTGGAGCAGGCGGCGTTAGCGCATCGAGCGCAGTTAGCTTGTCTGCGATTGCTTTGGTGCGAGCTTCAATGCCATCAAGCAACGCTTGATCAGCAGCGGTAATGGTTCCGGCTGAATTTTGCAGGGCTGTGATTTGGGAAGCGAGGTTTTTGACGTCATCGGATAATCCGGTGACAGCGGTATCGATTTGATCGTTGTGTGCATTTTGAGCAGTGGCGAAGTCTGATATGGCACTCATGAGTTTAGTTCCTATTTCCTGCAGGTCTTGTTTTGAAGCAGCATCGGATCTAGACCTGTGAAATAATCCAGCTGCTGTTATGATTTTATCACCAAGCCTGTCTAGAGACTCTGCCAGTATATGGAGCGAATCTTTCTGGTGATGGTTGTGATCGGGCATGCGGCATAGTACGCCGGTTGACCATTTTGTTCGATGGGGTATAACCCGCCTTGAGTGGTACTACACCCTATGGCGATACCAAGCTACTCCTGATATCTTGCGCCATGTCCATCATATCGCTTATCATCATCTTGGTCGTTATCGGGGTCATAATGTGGCTCGTGAACACCAAGATCCCTATGGAAAATACGATCAAGCAGATCATCAACGTCGTCGTGATCATCGCTGTGTTAGTTTGGCTTTTATCAGTTTTCGGAGTCCTCGGTAACGTCAATGCCATCCGCGTGCCGCGCGCCAATTAAAAACTGAAACCCTGCCCCAGTTAAGAGGCAGGGTCCTTCAGATAACCTGACCGTTCACTAGGCGGTCCGGCTAAACCTTAGTTTACGCACAGCAACTAACAAGATCAACGCCGCGGCGCCGTATAGCGCGTAGGCCGATGGCTCCGGGACAGGATCGAATCCTATTTGGCTCGTATTCGTACGGACCAGAAAAATACCATCGTTAAAATCGATTGTATGGCTATCTGATGCCCGATCATCAATGAACGCCACGTAGTAGTTGAAACTTGGATCATCAGTCGACAGAAACCAGTGGAAGATCGAGGTATTAAACTGATCTCCTGCGATACCCATCGTCGCATCCTGATGTTTGAATGTAATCGTATTTGCAGGCAACGTGCTCAGCCCTGTGCCATCTATACGCCATGTCGCCGTTGAGGATGCATTGTACGAGGCAAACAACGTGGTATCTCCGTTGGCGATCCCAAACGACTTGAAGTTATTACTGTCGTTCGAACTCTTGGCGAGATATGAGACCTCAGCGAATTGCGTGAATGACCCATTGAACCCAACTGTGAATTCATTGGTAGCAAGTGTTCCGGTGATATCGCTGAACGTCAGTCCAGGGAGCGATCCTAGAGTGAAACTTGATGCCGACCCGAGATTGAGCAGTGTGTTAATATCTGAAGCGTTGGCACGGATAACCGATGGAGGAGCGGTGACGCCTTCATTGGTGTAGACGAGCTGCGCGGAAGCCGAACTGGTGATCGCCAGTACGAGTGCGATGAGCGTGTTTTTCATAGGGAAATTATCTTGTTAGCCCACGGATGGATCATATTAACTTCAAAGGTTGATCCGAGTTTACGAGCCGACCCGAGGTAGTACGGCTGGTCGTTGAACATAAAATAATGAGGGGCGCCGCTATCTCCGGGCTCTAGGTAAGAACCATCGACCGATACTCCGGTACAGGTGACTACGCCTGATGTCCCCGATATTGCGCGCAGGATCTTCATCCGTGTGGCCGCTGGCTTCCAGTCATATGGTCCAAGTCGACTACCGATCAACCCGAATGATACAGTTGGAAGCCCTGCATACTGGGAGAGCATCAGAGCGCTGGTCAGCTTCGCCGGCTTTATGCTCTGGACCTGATCGATCTCATAGATCTCTAGATCTCCGTAGACCGCCACTGAGCCTTTTATGCTGGCCTTCACGATACCCTGTTGATTGTAGAACCAGACTTCACCGGAAATCGGATAGTGGTGGGCTGCGGCAACCAGCCTTGATGTGATCAACGCGCACAGCCTCGGCGGCTCACCTTGCACGACACCCATCGATTCATATGGATCGACCACCGCTCCTGGCTTTACGATATCGCGGATTATCGGAGGAGGAACAACCGTCACCATTTCATCGATCGCCGGGAATGTCTGTGTCACTAGCTGACCACCTACGTCCTGGGTAATCGGTGGTGGCTGCACATGAACAGGGACCAAAATAGCTGGTGGCTGGAAAACTACATGCTCGACCATCTGACCATCCGATGTCGCGGCGAAAAAATTAGGGTTCAGCGCCTGATCGAAGACAGGCAGGTTCGCCGGAGTGAAATTGGTTATCTGCATTATGTGAGCCTAACCGACTTCAATCCGGCTGGATATAGGGGTATCCCTTAACGTAGTGTAAGGACGAAGACGATACGCCGTAATCACTCTACCTCAAATACCGTTGTCTTTGGCGTCTTTCGGTCAACCTGCCATGCGGTGGATGGGCCGACACCCCCAAGCAACTTACCAAGCTCTTTATAGGTGCGTCGTGGTTTCTGCCTCCACTGCATCACGATCGCCTGTCGCTCATCTAGAGATCGAGGCATTATCGGTGATACTCGGCCAAGCTGCTTACCCTCTGCACGTGCAACCTGAAGCCCAGCGATCGTACGCTCTCGAATCAGATCGCGCTCTAGTTCGGCAACGCTTCCAAGAATTGATATCAGAAATCTCGACGCAGGATTCGATTCCGACGTATCGATATTCTGCCCAGGTACAACTAATGCTACTTTTAGTTTATTGAGTTCGGCGATCAGCGAAGCGAAATGTGCCAGCGATCTTGCCAGTCGGTCGAGCTTGACCGTCATGATCATCTTTACCTGTCCAGCGCGTACCATCGTCATCAGCCGATCAAGCCCTGCGCGCGATGACTTTGACCCTGAAATGATGTCGGTAATCTCCTCATCTATGGTGATACCACGAGCTGTCGCGTAGGTCCGTAGCTCACGCAGCTGTGGCTCTAGCGTCTGGCTAGCCGTAGATACCCGGCAGTAGATTATGTTCATTTTCTTTTCCTTCTAAATCTAATGTTATTTCGGCATCCTATCTGGCACACATACGCTCCAGATACTAGGTGGTTATAGGCGATGAGTTTTGGTTGATACCTACGCGTCATAAGATCAGCGAGGATCGCACGAGCCAGCGCAGTATTACGACTTCCGATCATTGAACACTAGTTTTCGCATATCCTCTAGGTGCCGTACTGTTGCAGCCATAGCGCCTGCACTTCCTGCGCCTTCGGTTGGGCGAATACCGACGCGCCAGAGTTCATCCATGAATTGCTGAGCATCATCAGGGGTTATCCGTATGGCCGGTGGCAGCTCGATATTTCCACCATCGGATTCGAGCGACCTAAACATCAATGGGTTTGCGACTATGACCACACCAATGTTTGATATATCTGCTATCCTTATCGAGATCGTATCGTTAATAAACGGTTCTCTCGTGGCGATTACTTTTAATCCATTCATATTATAAATATACTGCTTCTAGTTCGTTGATTATATATTTTTATTCCTTCCTTATTCGTTTCTTTTTCGACTTAACGGCCGCACGCTTTGCCTGCATTTCCTTGGTTATAACTGTCCTTGCAACCCCATCTAAGCAGATCACGTAAAGATCCTCGGATTGTAGATGGTAGGTTCCGTTCTTCATTCCAACTGGTGCGCACGACGCGATGTGAGATCGCACCTCCTCGACTTCAAGCCCGAGATAGCGTTCGTCATACCGCAAGATCGCGTGGTCGGTGACGTTCATAACTTATTCCAAACCTTGATTCGTTTTTCTGTGCAGAGTTTATAGACGTTCTGGGTGATCCAGCCAGCGAGGTACGCATATGGTTCTTGGTTGGAGAGCGTGAACTTATCGCCAAGGTAGCCCATAATATGATGCGTGATATGGAACACCTCATGAGCGATATCCCCGTGGCATATATGTTTCCGATCAAAGAACAGCGCCGCGCGTCCATGACGGAATGACGCCAGCCCATTGAACGGTCCACCGTTGTACATCCCTAGCCACGACGAGTGCGATCTACGCTCAGAAGCAGGATTATCGGCCACGCAGATCAACAGCTTCACGTTGTAGACCGGGATATCGGTGATGTGCGTGTGGGTCATGGCGACACCGCCGATCGTTTGAGCCCGGTGAGCGGAAGTATCAGCGGACGTCGACTCCTAACTACACCGAGGCCAATCTTCTTTGGAAAGCTACGGCGCAGGACTGCTCCGACGGAGAGGAATTTCTTGTGGTTCATTCGACCTCCACGGCGGCGAGATTGTAGAGACGGCGCTGGTTGACGATCGTGCAGGTGATAAGCCCTTCATCTTCGAAGCCACCGAGTATACCGATTAATTTGTCATACCTACTCGGAAGACCGTTAGTTTTCATTATTCTTGCGATCTCATTGATTGACCTACCTGGTTTACCATATGGTGGGAACGCAATCCGAGCATTCTTAAACGTTACTCCATTAGTAACAGGTTTATTCTGTGCTGGTATATTAGTTAATATTCCATGCCATTTATTTGATATAGGATCATAATCTATTGCATCTGATTTTATGATCACCTCATTTGTGAATAGCTCCAAGGCGGACTCAATAAGTCTGGGTTGCTTTGATACCCATTTCTCCATTTCACCAAAGGACATAGCTGGCATCAACGTAAGTATTTTTATATATGGTTTCACAATTATTCGATTTCTAGTTTATCTACGGGTGCGTAGTACCGGTTATCGCAGCGCACGATCAGCCCACGCTTGAGAAGTGCTGTGAATTTATTGTGTGCTGTCGTCATTGAGATCCGTACGGTCGCAAGCACATGCTTATACATCTTACGGAAGCTCGTGGCCTGAGCCGCCGTGGGCGCAAGTTCCTGAACAAGCCGAAGGAACTCTTCCTCGGTGATCACCAAATTGAATGCCGGTGGTGCCTCTGTGTAGGTAGCCGCATGCTCAGTGGGCCACACGTAGAGAACCCCCGGGTCTTCGGGTACCAAGGGATCTGGATTTGGGTGCTGCCCTTGCTCGATGAGATTACGGCGCAGCATCGTCTTGAGTCTCGATATCGCGGCGGTCTCGCTCAGGTTATACGGGGGCTTCCCAAGAATTTCTTTTACCAAATACGATCTCGTCATGATCCTTCCATCGGTCTCCACCAAGGATTTTCTGAGGATCTCCAGGATCGCCATATCACTTGCCCGCGGCTCCTTCCCGCCCCCGGTGATCGTCCGATTACTATGCTGCGCACACCAGTCTTCCTCACACGTGATCGGCCACGCTGTGATCGGCGGATTCAGTCGGCACTCACCTCGGCCGTCTTCGGTTGCGTTCCACGCTCGGCATGTTTTGCAGCTAAGTAAACTCATCGTGTTTATACCTAAAAAGTGTTTTTGTCGTCCTGTCAAGTTAGTTAGTGAAACTAGCAGTAAAAGCGTTCAGTCTCTATTATTACAATTGAAGCGTCCAGAGGTATTGTTGCAGTGGGGAAAATAGCGTAAGCTCTATTTTCTCCCACTGCACAAAACTAATACCTCTCGGACCGCATCACTTCAAGGAGCATTTTTGAACACATAAAACACCCGTTTTATATCCTACCAAAAGAATGACCTGTTCGCAGATTTTATTTTTTAAAAATTTTTACCCACCCAAAGCTTCCTTGCCTAAATCCTTCTTTGCTTACGGACCAGAAATTTTTAAACACATGGATAGCTCTATGTCTACGGACGGATGCCGAGCCACGTAGCCGCTCTCAATCGGTGCATAGGGTGGGTCGCTATTTTAAAACGCCTAGGGCGAAGGTAGGCCCAGACCCGCGCACCAGCTCGATCGAAGCGTCTACGCGTGCTGTGTGGCCTGCGTTGTGGCCTGTAGCGATGCGTCAAAGCACTTGTTTACCCTCGTAGAACGACGTTTATGGCCATATTTAAACGACCGTCACAGTATAATCACGCTGTGCAGCCCGTCACAAAACGCCTAATCCACCTCGACAGCGAGCTCTGCGACTCTGCGCGCCTCAGCGGCCTTCCTATTCCGCGTGCCATCGCGGTATTCACTTTTGTCGAGTAGTCGTTGTGCAGCATCACGCAATGCCGGGGATTCTTGTAGGGCTGCCAAAGGATCTATTGTGGGACCGTTTAGGTGTTGATGGACAATCCTCTTAATAGGCTCACCCTCCATGTGGGCAAGGAGCCCGAAGAGTGTCTGTACGCGGATTCTCATGTCGGGCTCACTCTCTAGGTGGCCGCCTCCCCTGGGGTCATCCTTAACCCAAAAGCTCCGCTCAGCTCGTAAGCCGTCTTTGGCTGCGTTGATCAGGAGCGGCAAGAACTCCTTATCTGAGGTAAGCGAGTCGGCTAGGACCTTACCTATCCCGTTTCCGGCCGCCGGCGCCAGCAAGGCAACTTGTGCTGCTATGGTGTTTAAATCAGAAGACATAGATTTTTCGCGCTCGGACGCACGCGAGATAATGTGTGTTCTTGTCACATTTCCGTCAACCACCTTCTCGTGCGATTTGCATGATAGTTGCGAAAAGGAGTGTAAAAACTCACGAGAGGGAAGAGCTGTAAAGTGCAGTTGGAGTCTTGCGTGGCGAGAATAGATGTTTTTGGTGGTTATGGTGAGGGATATAAAATAGAGGCTCTGTACCTAGTGTATGGTTATGACGGTAAACGTGGCAAGAAACTAAGTAAGCGCCGAAACTATTTTATGTTTTAAGATACGATACAGCAAAGTCATACGATTATTCAAAAATCCCAGTCTTGTGTAGCGAGAATATGCGCCGTTGTATAAGTGCACAAAGGAAGCAATCAAGCGGCCGACAAAACCAAAAACAAAATGAATACCTACGACATCCACTTCTTCAAAACCTCCAACCTCTCGGCCGACGAGAAAAACGCGATGCGGCGCAATGCTTCTGGAATCTGGCTCTGCGGTGGTCGCATCGAAGCCAAGTCTGCCCGCGCCGCCTGCGCGGCCTACCGCAAAAGCGGCGAACTCGGCAGCAAAGCGGCCAAGCTCCGCGCGAAACTGCATTTGGGAGTGGTTGCGATTACCCCGTCCATTGTAGCCAACCAGCACGCGGTAGGCGCTAGCATTACTGTAATGTAATGTACGGCGCGCTATCGATCGATCTGGCGAATTACAACCCAAGGACACTTTCGGGCTTCAGGAACTCATATGGTGCGTCGAATAACACCTACGAAGCCAACGCAACGCTCTGCACAAGGTTTTAAAATGATTCACGTCTCTTTTTACCGTAAGCCCCTCCTTGATGGAATGCCTCGAAAGGCCCTGATCAATCAATGCACTAATCATGGAGCATGGTATCAAGATCTAGTCGGCAAGATCGTGCTGATCGAATTGATCGACAGTGAAGGCTATTGGGGAAGAGAAGGCGGAGAATACAACTGCATTAACGTCATCCGCGTAGAAGACGCGACACTGCTACCATTGGAGAACTAATTATGTTCGAATACATCAAAGACAACTACCATGTACCGGCACAAATAGGCCGGCGTGTCATCGTCTATGGTAAGCCCGGTATAATTATAGAAGACCGTGGACATCATCTAGGCGTAAATTTCGACGAGGATAGGCCAGGTGTAGTGAAGAGTGCGCATCCTACATGCGAGGTGGAATACCTAGATAGAATAGGAATTATCCGCAAGATGACGCGATCTCAGCGAAACTATCAGACCTATCTTAAATCGGAATGTAGTGAAAGCTTTGGTGAATGGCTGAAGATCACGCAGAGCAAGGGTAATCTATGAAAACCCAGCCTGCACTTTCCGAAACCGAACTTCAGATCCTAGGCTACTGCCAAACGTTCCCTAGTTCGCCTGTGGTATCTGATGAGCTGCTCGAACTCATCCACCCGCACCCACTTTACTCGTCGTGCAAAAACTTAGTGGAGTTTCATGAAGCTGAAGAAAAGTGGAAGGTGCTGACATTCGGTGGGGCTACTATGCCAGCCAGTGAAAGCTACTCCAGTATATGCCGACAAGCTTGTGAGCATCTGGTAAAACTCGGGTATATGCTGGAAAACAATTGCGGTTACGGTCGGTTCAAATATTTCATCACTCAACAGGGGCTCAAATATGAAGTTAACTTTAAATAATCTTGATGACATCGACGTGAAATTCATGCGCCACTGCGCGGAGACATGCGACTATGCCAGCGAGATGGAGCTACTCGAACTTATCCATCCATATCCCAAATACAGCGGCAGTGCGATTGAAACATTGCTCGAAAAGCGTGAGTGGGGGCGTCAGGCATTCGGATACGGAGATCATGGCCTACCATTTATTGAAAGCTACTCAGCGTTAAGCAAGGAAGCGTGCACAAGACTGGTCGATGCAGGTCTGTTTGAACGCCAGCGATACGGAGTAAGCTACAAATATGCTATCACATCAAAAGGAATGAGGCTGATCGACGCATGAAAACGCTTCTCCTGCTCCTAGCGCTCTATCCATTCGCTATCTGGAGTATTCACCATAGCAAGCGCTGCAAATTTAGAGAAACCCCAACCTATTTATGTCACTCGAAGAATACAAAAAACTGTTAGAAGCACATGACTGGTACTACATGATGTCAGATGACAATCGTGTTTACCGTGAAGGAACTACGGCTGAGGCCAATCTAAAAGCTAAAGCGTTAGGTAGCGACGAATTCAAGCGCGCCTATAACGAGGCATATGCTAAGCGATTCCATAATAATCCGTTCACAACGCCTCACCACTGGCCGTTTAAGGAGGTGGCGCCATGAATGACATAACCATAGGGCAACTAGCTATAGCTGCACTAATTGCTATCATCTCATTTATAGTCGGCTACATCTCCCACGATGAATAAACCAACACCAGGCTGCTTACGCGCAGCCGATCAACTAATGAGCGACCGTAAGCACGTCGCTGAACTGATCTCACGCGAGACCAATGCAGGCGATATGCTTGAGGCACTCAAGAATTTGGTGCATGCCGAGGACGATGCCAAGAAGGGGCTTGGACCTAGTCAAGTTATCGCCCTTGAGCAGGCTATAGATCGAGCGCGCCGTGTCATCGCCCGTGAATGCCCAAACGACACTGACGGTGACGGCAACTGCCATCTGTGCTTCGGTAAAGGCGCCTGCATCTGGGCGGCATCCATATGATTTCACTCCGAATACCTGTGCAGCTAGTCAACGGACTAGGTGAAACTAAGACCGTTTTTGCGGTTGCTGAGGTCGATAAGCGGCCGGCGACGACGCTGTTTTCACCACAGGTATGCGTCGACCGTGACAACAAACTAATAGGAGCAAAGGAACTGCCAGAAGACTTCTGGTTGAACGTCAGAAAATATATTTTAAAATCATGATCGCATCTGATATCATAAAACTCCTAAAAGCCAAACATAGCGAAGATGTATTCGTCTCTGAATGTAAAGATGGCCCAACACAGAGCGTACGAAATTATCTTCGTATGGATGCATGGGTAATGCCGCGGAGCTGGACTCGCCAAGCGATCACAGCCTATGAGGTAAAGGTCAGCCGGTCCGACTTTCTTGGCGATGAGAAGTGGAGAAATTATCTGCCGCTATGTAACTACTTCTACTTCGCAACAGCACCGGGATTGATTCAGCTCAATGAGCTTCCTACAGAGGTTGGGCTAATAGAGGCATCGAAATCGGGCAGCAGGCTGTTCATAAAGCGCAAGGCGGTGCATCACGAGGCTACGAATATAGAAGGCGTTTTACGCTACGTCCTAATGTGTCGATCGACAATCCGAGGCGAGACTACAGAAAGTGGTAAGCGAGAATTCTGGAAGACATGGCTTGAGACACGCCAGATAGACGCAACGTTTGGCCATAACCTTTCAAAAAAGCTAAGAGAAACTATTGATAAGGAAATAATTCTAGCGCGCCATGAGAATGAAAACCTACTTCGAAAGATGGAGACCTACGATTCCCACAGGCAGATCCTAGATAGACTAAAACTTGATCACAATGTTAGTTCGTGGAGATTCGAGAATAAGCTTAATGAACTCAGGGCTGGGATCTCAGATCAAGAAATCAGGAATATGGAGGACCTATCACTTTCACTCTCGCGGATTGCCTCAAAACTCAAAAATCCCATTCTCGCTTGACGGGAATCTATTTTCAAAACACCCTCACTTTACATGCATATACTCACACTAGAAGACACGGTAGATCTCGGTTCAAAGCAGGTAATTAAACCAGATAGCTACCTCATTGACGACATAAACGCAGCCCACCTACTTGTCCTCGCAAGCCGAGGAACGATGAATAAACTGGCTACTATTCGTACTCTAGACGAAACACAAGATTGGAACAATAAGCGCATCCTTGTTATGCGTGCAGGTGGGTTTGGTGATCTTGTTTTGTTAACCCCGGTGCTCCGAGAAATTAAGCGCCGATGGCCATCCTGCTATATCGCCGTTTCTACGATGGCCACATACGCCCAGGTTATCTCTAACCTGCCATACGTTGACCACATATCTGAATATCCTATTCAAATCGATAACGCCAATACATTTGACGCATGGGTCTTTCTTGAAAACGCGATCGAGAGAAACCCGCGCGCCGAAGAAGTTCATATGACCGAATTATTCGGTGAGATAGCCGGAATAAGCTCGATAGAAGATATTAAACCTGACTACAAGGTCAAAGCCACAGAGGCTATCTGGGCAAATGAAGCTTACCCCCGTGTTGAGGGCACACGCCGATGCTGCATCCAGATCGGCACATCAGCACTCTGCCGAACTTATCCTCGTCCTAAGCTCGGTGAAGTCTGCACTGCACTAATCCAAAAAGGCTGGGAAGTATTTTTACTTGGAGCTAATGGGGAAATCCGGGTAGATAAGATGCCTCACAATATGCGTAACCTTGCCGATGCCGATCTTACGCTTCGGCAGTCTGCAGCGGTTATGAATAACGCTGATGTATTTCTTGGTAGCGATTCGGCACTGCTCCATATTGCTGGAGCATTAGCAGTACCAGCTGTTGGTCTCTACGGACCATTCCCATGGTTCCTACGCACAAAGCACTGCCCAACGACCGTAGCGATTTCAGGAACGGGTGCATGCGCGCCGTGTTTCCATCACGTTAACTCTGCGCGTCGTAATCATTTCCCGGATTACTGCCCATCAAAGAGCAAGGGGATATGCCAGGTGCTTGAGGATATATCACCAGCACGCATCGTCACAAAGCTTGAATCGATAGCGCGTAACCAAATTGATATGATCCAATAAACGCCATCTTCAAGAGTGAGCCATTACAAAGGTATTATCTGTAATACCATGGTTAGAGAAATCTATGAAAACTGAAAAAGACCAAACACAGGAACAGATAAAGAACTAACGCGACGTGCTCTTAAGCATCGAAGGCCAGGCTCAAAAACGACACGAAGAATCCGAGCGCGTAATCAAGCTCCTCGTGTCCGCTGGCCTCGTAAGCGATGACAAGGTAGCGCAGGCCCGCGCACTGGCAAACCCTCTCTGCTGAACATCCCAGTGAGCCACGGATCTGCCGCGAACACCTAAAAACCATGAACTCCACTGACAACCCATCGAAAACCAAGGAACCGGCAGAGACGTTGCGCTCTAGTGGCTGGTTGGCCGCTCTGACGGAAACCGCCGATGACCGCGAGCACGATGCGGCCCTGGTAATGCTGGACGATCTTCGTGCCGCCCTGCGATACATCGACAAGCTGGAATGCGCGAGCCGCGAAAACCTAATCTCTGCGCGAATAATCGACGCAGAGAACAACCAACGGGGACACATCTACGCTATCACGAGAGACGCTAAATTTATCCTCGCCAGAACCGAAGCGGCTCTTTATTCGGCCAACAAACCCGACTCAGCTAAACCCAACCTGTAATTACCGGCATTGTCTGTAATGCCATGGTTCTCCATCCGATTTTAACCTCAATCAAAACGATATGGGATACATACGACATGACGCAATAATTGTAACCGCTTGGGACTCCGAGCGGCTCGCCAGATGCGTGGCTAAAGCCGCCGAACTCGGGCTATGCCACACGGAAATAGTCGGCTCTAAAAGCAACGGATATGCCTCTTTTATGATCGTGCCGGACGGCTCGAAAGAGGGATGGCCTGCATCTGATGAGGGTAAAACAGCGCGGGAGGCATGGATCTTTTGGGCGCGAAACACCGAGGAGCTTTGGGCTGACTGGGTGCTCGTGAACTACGGCGGAGATGAGCCGGAATATACAAGCATTGCAGACCACAACGGCAAAGAGGCCGGAGCATTGGAGAACAACCGCGCTTCAGCCACGCCGGAGAAAATGCTATGAAAACAGAAACGAACAAAGCTCCGGCGTTGCGCTGTGAGGCAATAGTTAGGCTCTCGTGGAGACAATGGCTAGACATCAAACACGGCCTAGAAAATGGCGTAGCGATGTGGAAGACACATGCCGAGCGATACAAGACCGATCCGATTTACAACGATACGCCACGCAAAACCATACATCCGGTACACCGCAGGATCATCGCACAGTATGCGCGCGCGCTGAAAACGATAGAGCGTATCGAGCCGAACACCCGCAGTGAGCCATGACGCGCAGCGGCATTGGCTCTGATGCATGGTTGGACTCCGAACTTAAACCTTAAAACTACTAAATGAATGAGCTGGCTCTTTTCGCAGCAACTGGTGGCGGACTACTTGGTGGAAAACTCTGTGGATTCACCACTCGCTGCGCTGTTGAAATCAACCCCTTCCGAGCTAGCGTACTGCTCGCACGGCAACGCGACGGTTTACTCCCACACTTCCCAATCTGGGACAACGTGTGCACGTTTGACGGCGTACCATGGCGAGGAATTATTAGGGTGGTATCTGGCGGGTTTCCGTGCCCAGACATCGCCTCTGGCGGACCAGGCACGGGAATCTTCGGAACCCGATCCGGCCTCGCATTTGAAATGCTCAGAATCATTGGTGAGGTTCGACCTGCAATCGGACTGTTTGAAAATAGCCCACTGCTCACTCGCCGCGGTCTCGAATACATCCTTTTTGCTCTGGCCCGCATGGGGTACGATGCGCAATGGGGAGTGCTGGGGGCGAACCAAGCCGGTGCTTCCCACGGAAGAAAAAGGGCATGGGTTCTGGCATCCGACCCCAACCAAAAGCGACCATCAAGGGGCAACGACAAACGCTCTAATCAGGAAGGATGGAAGGACGCGGACCTGTCAGCTGAGATACTGGCTGCAAGACCGTTCCCGACGAACGGGAACGACATACCCGCACCCCACGTTTTTGGAGGCAGTGATGGGATGGCCAATGGGCTGGAGCGGGTTGCAGCCTGTGGAGACGGTCAAGTACCAGCAGTGGTGGCGCTCGCATGGCATCTTCTTTCAAATGAATAACCAACCAACACGCTCCGCAGAGGAGTCCAACATCCCAGCTCAGCCACGCCCGCGTGCGTGAATCAATCTCATGGAAACAAAAAATAAACAGAGCGTCGGACAGACGCCAGAACAAGGACAGAGCAAGGGCGTTGCTGCTGTGGCGAATGGTTCGGTACTCCGACAGATGGACCCTCAGCCAAACTGGCACGAGGAGCCCATCTTCGACGGTGATTCATGGGGCGCGAGATATGTCGGCGCAACGTGTAGCGCGTACGGTGAACCCGAGCAGACTGTTGGCGAAGACTGGCACAAAGCTCCGGACGACATGCGCGGCGCGAAGCCAGTCGAGCACCTTGGGTACTGGTACTGGTCCTTACCGAACAAAACAGGTGACCAATTCCGGGGCCAGTCGGCTCCGTGACACTAAAACCCAGTATTTCATTTTATGGACAACATCGAAGCAACAACGGATAGCGCCCCGGAATTGGGTCTAGTGCATGGTTCTTCGGTTTGGCAGATAGTCAGCATTATTTCAGACTCAGAATACGAGGAAGTGAACTGCAATGGTGGGGATCGCCGACGCATCACGAAATCACGCTGCGTTTGCGGTCAACCCGTATTGATCGAGCATGACGCTAATCGTGGTGGCGTGCGCCGAACATGCCGAGCGGATGGAAAGCGCGTATTCTACCCCAACCGG